TGTTAATGGACAGATTGAAGCTGGAAGACGAGGGACCCGGCTTTTGCCACTTCCCAAAGGAAGACGGCAGGGGCTATGATGAAAAGTATTTCAAGGGGCTAACGTCGGAAAAAAAGGTCATGCGCTATAAAATGGGCAGACCGTATTTTGCATGGGACCTGAAAGACAAAGGACAGCACAAACGAAACGAAGCGCTTGACTGCCGGAACTACGCCACGGCAGCTATTGAAATAACGGGCGTACCATTAAAGAAACCGAAAAAGAAAGAGAATAAGCCGCAGACAACAAAGAAAGTTGTGAAGCGGGGAAGAAGAAACAGTGGAGGTATATTATAAATGGCAGGAATTACACTGGAAACAGCAAAAAGGCACCTTGACGCATGGCTGGAAGCAGAACTGGCGGTGACAAATGCGCAGTCATACACAATCGGCAGCAGGACCATGACAAAAGCTGATTTAGCGGAAATCAGAAAGTCTATTGAATATTGGCAAGGAAAGGTCAATGCGCTGGAGAACGCAGCCAAACACGGCGGCAGAAACCGGGTAAAACGATTTGTACCCCGTGACTTGTAAAGATTGCCCGCTATTGCCCGTTTTAGGGGTTTATTTCCCCCCATTGCCCGCAAAAATGAGGTAATATTGTAGCGTGGAAAAATAAGAAAAGACAAAAAGCACCCGTGAAAAGGTGCTTTTTTCATGCCATAAAGGAGGTGAGAACGTGGGGATTGCAGCGGGAATTGATAAGGCAATAGCAGCGATTGCGCCGCAAACAGCACTGAAAAGGATTGCTGCAAGACAGAAATTGCAGATATTAAACAGCGGTTACAGCAATTATGGGGCAAGCGTAACAAAAAAATCACTTATGGGCTGGCTTCATGCTGGCGGCAGCAGCCGTGAGGACATAGAAGACAATGTTTCTGTCCTGCGGCAGCGCACCCGTGATTTATATATGGGCGTACCGATTGCCAACGGCGCTGTCAAGACCATGCGCACCAATGTAGTTGGGCGTGGACTACGTTTGAAACCGAACATAGACGCTGAAATATTAGGGCTGACACCAGAAGAAAGAAGAAGTCTGGAAAAGCAGATTGAAAGGGAATGGAACATCTGGGCAGAAAGCACAGATTGTGACATGGCACGCATTGATAATTTTTATGAGTTGCAGCAGTTGGTGTTTCTGAACTGGCTTATTTCTGGTGACTGCTTGGCAGTGCTGCCAGTAAAGCCCAGATTAAACCAGCCGTATGATTTGCGTGTGCAGCTGATTGAAGCGGACAGGCTTTGCAGCCCGGACAACTGCGACACAATAGACAACAAGATTGTTGGAGGTGTAGAGGTTGACCAGTCCGGGGAGGTGGTAGCGTACCACATAGCAGACCACCACCCGTTGTCATACGCATACACAGACATTAAATGGCAGAGGGTAGAAGCATTTGGAATAAAGACGGGCAGAAGAAATGTGCTGCACTTGATGAACCGTGAGAGGATAGAGCAGCGCAGGGGCGTTCCGTTCCTTGCCCCGGTCATTGAGAGCTTGAAGCAGCTTGGACGCTATACAGACGCAGAACTGGTGGCGGCGGTTGTGTCTGGAATGTTTACGGTGTTTATTGAAAAGGCAGACGCCAGCAACGAGGACGCAATAGGAAGCATGATACCAGAGGAAGTGCAGGTTGACGCAGAGGACGAAACCACCATTGAACTTGCGCCGGGTGCTGTCTTTGACTTAAACGAGGGCGAAAAAGCACATGACATGAACCCCGGAAGACCAAACGCCAATTTTAATGGCTTTGTGGAAGCTATATGCCAGCAAATAGGCGCTTCACTTGAAATTCCTTATGAATTGCTTGTAAAACGCTTTAACGCCAGTTATACAGCCAGCAAAGGGGCACTGGAAGAAGCATGGAAAATGTTCAATATGTACCGGGATTGGTTGGCAACAGACTTTTGCCAGCCCGTGTACGAAGAATGGCTGACAGAAGCGGTGGCAAAAGGGCGCATCAAGGCACCGGGTTTCTTTACTGACGCAGTAATCAGAAAAGCATATTGCACGGCAAAATGGAACGGTCCGGCAAAAGGTATGCTTGACCCAGTAAAAGAGGTTACGGCAGCGGAAAAGAGAGTGCAAAACGGTTTCAGCACCAGAAGTGATGAAACAATGCAAATGACAGGTAGCGGCTATTACAGCAATGTTGAGCAGCTGAAACATGAAGAAAAAGAACTAAGGGAGGTAAGGAAAATTGCCAATGGAAATGCAGACGACCCGGCAACAGGATAACAGGCAACCGGGCAACCCATACGGGGTCACAACAAATAAATTCTGGAATTTCATTCCGGCAGCAGGCGACAAGCCACCAGAACTGCTTCTGTATGGAGCAATCAGCAGTCAGCAGTCATGGTGGGAAGACAGGGTAACACCGCAGCAATTCAACGCAGAACTTGCGGAACTGGGCGACGTCCCGGAAATTATCGTGCGCATTAACAGCGGCGGCGGTGATGTGTTCGCAGCAAACGCAATATTTACACGGTTGAAAGACTGTTCGGCGAAAGTGACGGTCAAAATTGACGGCTGGGCAGCTTCCGCAGCCACAATCATTGCAATGGCGGGCGACACAATCAAGATTGCCCGCAACGGCGTGTTTATGATACATGACCCAGCAATGACAGTCTGGGACACTTTCAAGGCAGAAGACTTTCTGAAAATGGCTGATGAATTGAAAGTGATTAAACAAAGCATTGTCAACACATACGCCAGCAAGACCGGGAGAAATGCAGAGGACATAGAACAGCTTATGTCAAATGAAACATGGTGGACAGGAGACACAGCCGTTGAAAATGGGTTTTGTGATGAACTAATGTTTGAAGAAAGCAGCACAGTTGTTGAAAATTCTTCAAAAATTGTGGTTAATTCAGTGCCCATTGATGTTTCTATGTTCAAAAGTATTCCAACACAGTTATTAAACAGCCCGCACAATCAAAATCCGGGTAGTTTGATAAATAATAGTGCAGCAGCAAGCAAAAAGCCACAGGAAAAGGAGGAACAACAAATGGCAGCACCAGAAAACAAAATCACAACGGTTGACGCACTAAAAGCCGCTTACCCGGATTTAGTAGCGACAATTCAGAACGACGCAGCCGCCGCAGAACGTGCCAGAATTAAAAGCATTGAGGATTTGACAAACGGTAACTATGCAGCACTTGCGGCAGACGCAAAATTCACGAACCCAACTTCTGCGCAGGAATTGGCAGTGAAAATCATTGCAGAGCAGAACAAAGCTGGGGGCACATACATTGAGAACCGCCAGAAAGACGCACAGGACAGCGGGGCAAATGGAGTGCTTGGAGCAGTGCCGGAGGACGGAGCAGGCGACAACGGCAAGAATGTTTTTGAAGCAGCTATTGACAAGCTGTTTCCAGAAGTGAAGTAAGGAGGTAGCAGGCATGAGCGAATATGCAGTAGAGAAAAGAGAAACAGCGCCGAAAAACTTCTTTGCTGGCGACTTCCCAACAGTGCCGGAAACGGGGACTGCGGGTGCGGATATTAAAGAGTATGCGCCAGTAATGGTTGACACGGCGAGTGACAACAAAATTATCCCGGTAGCCAAAGGAAGCGAAGCAAGCGCAATCGGCATTTCTGCGGCAGCAGCAGGAAACGGGGAACCCGTGACATATTACATGACAGGTGAGTTTTTCACCGACGCATTAAGCGTTGAAAGCGGCACTGATGTGGCGAAAATCAAAGAAGCATTAAGAAAAGTATCAATCTTTTTGAGATAAGGAGGAAAAAGAAATCATGGCAAATGAAGTATCTATTTATGAGCCACGGACAATGGGCAGAGTGGTTCAGAAATTACCGCCCGTGCGTACCTTTTTCAGAAGTACGTTTTTCAAACATGAGGAAACTTTCACAACAAAAAATGTTGATGTAGATTTCAGAAAGGGCAGCAGAAAGGTTGCGCCGTTTGTAAGCCGCTTAATTGGTGGAAAGGTAGTGCCGAACACTGGCTATGAAACAAAGACCTATACGCCGCCTTTAGTAGCCCCGGAAAAGGTCACAACGGTTGACGACCTTTTACAGAGAAGACCGGGTGAAAGTATTTATTCCGGCAGAACACCTGCGGAACGTGCCGTATTGAAAATGGCAGACGATTTTGTGGAATTAAGAGAACAGATTGTGCGCCGTGAAGAATTGATGTGCGCCCAGACAATCTTCACTGGTAAAATTCCCATTATCGGTGACGGCGTGAATGAAGAAATTGACTTCTTTTTCACCAACAAAGAAACCATTTCAGAAGCAAAGAAGAAATGGACTGCCGACACTTCCGACCCTATCGCAGATTTAAAACGCTGGCATGAAACCGTCCAGAAGACAGGTTTTGTGAACTGCGATATTTGCGTTATGGGAACAGGCGTTGCAAATGCGTTTGTGGGCAATGCAAAGGTGCAGAAAGTTCTTGACGTAAAGAACTACAATTTAGCAGTTATCCAGCCACGACAGCTTCCGAACGGTACAACGTATCTGGGAACCATTCACGAATTAGGGCTTGATATTTACAAGTACAACGAATGGTATTTGGACGACTGGACAAACCCGGCAGCACCAGAGGACAAGCCGCTTGTACCTGCGGACAGTCTGGCACTGTTAAGCACAAGCAGTGACTATTCCATGTACTACGGCGCAATTACACTGATTAAGGAGCCGGACGGCAACTTTATGACCGTTGAGGGAAAATATGTGCCGGACACATGGACAAAGCGCAAGCCTGCAAGAAGATTTCTCAATCTGTCTTCCGCACCGTTATGCGTACCGCATGACGTTGACAGCTGGTTTGTTGCAACGCCTATTTAATGGACTTCAAAGCACAGCTTGTCAGTGACATGAAAGTGTTTCATAACTGCGGCGAAATGGCAACCATGACAGACGTATGGTATCAAGAAAAACAACACTATATACCCATTATCATTGACCACACGGCAGCCGACGAACGGCAGAGAGGAAGCGGGGACAATGCAGAGGGGTTACACCGTGCGTCATGTCTTGTCTATATGTCGCTGTATGACTTTGGTTGCGTACCAAAGCAGGGGCGGCAGATAGAAATTGACGAAGCCGGGGCGGTAAATATGTACCGTATCGCAAAGGCAGATTGTGAAGACGGGGAAATAATTCTGGAATTGGAGATGTTGGAAGAATGATTGAAATAACATCTGACGCAATAGAAAGAGTTGGAACCCTGCTGGCAGACGTCCCAAAGGGTGCGGAACGGGTCTTTGCTAACGCAATGAACCGTGGTATTTCCAGAGTGAAGACACAGGCTTTGAAAAGAACAAAGCAGGTATACACGGTAAACAATGGCGCACTGACAGCGAGAACAACAATGCAGATAAACAAAGCCAGCACGGGAAACCTTGCGGGCTTTGTTTCGTTTGCAGGAACAAAACTGCCGTTATATCAATTCAAGGTGACGCCCACGAAATCTGGAACAGGAAAACAGGTGCGGGCGGCAGTTAAGAAAGGCGGCAGCGCG